AGGCCCCTTAGGGCCTCCCCACGTTCTAACGGACGTATGCACTTTGTGCATATCCAACCAAAGGAGTTGTATTATGCTTAGTAAGAATCCTTTAACCGAACCGATCTTTCTTGGATCGGAGGCCACGGACACTCGTACTATTCTTCATTATACCCCATCAATTGGGTATAAGAAAATGTACAATGGTGAAAGTGGTCACTACGGTTATCCGGATTTCCCACCTCTAAAGAACATCGGTGGAATACTTAATCTGGAAACAGAACAAGTATTCTTCGATCTCCAAGGGGTGGGTACCATCCATCGGCCTCCGAATAAGCATTTGACCTTTAATGGGTCAATTACGAATCGGATTCCCGGGAATCCCGGGAGTATGCCGACTGGGGACGGTGCCGCTCGCGGCGCCGAAGCATATGCGAAGATGAAACCTACTGCGCCATCTATGAGACTCTTAACTAGTATCTACGAGTTAAGGGAAATTCCTAGACAGCTCAGGCAAAGGATGTCCGATAGCCCTTTACGGGATATCGGCAGTTATTTCCTGGCCTTAAAATTTGGCTGGGAACCTTTGCTCCGTGATATCCGAGACCTAATTCTTCAACAGAAGAAAATAGAATCAAGGATTGATTGGCTTCTTCGCAACAACAACAAGCCCGTCCGTACGCGGATCACGCTTACGGATACGCACGACGTTCTATCAGACGTATACGCTGGGCCGGGATTTGGAATTCATTATCCAACTCTCGCAACCCAGTTTTATAATATACGTCCTGATCGTCGGACGATTACGAAGAAAGGGGAACGCTGGTGGGCTTCTGCCCGTTGGCGCATACACCTTCCTTCTGGGCCCGGCAACATCGCGTATCGGAGAAGGTTAATGGCTGAATTGTATGGCCTTTACCCGACTCCGAGTACGATTTGGAAGATGATGCCGTGGACATGGCTTATCGATTGGTTCTCGAATGCTGGATATATCATCCAGAATCTCGAGTCAACGATGGACGACCGCATTGCGGCCGACTATTGTTACGTCATGCGTCATCAATGGGGGCGTACTAGTGAAACTAGTACTGCTACCTATTATGACATCAATGGCGGACCATTAAAAGTCACGTCTACTACCCACAAAGTTCGTGAATTAAAAACACGTATTGTGGGTAATCCCTTTGGTTTTTCCACTAATATGAATCTTAGTGGAATGCAACTAGCTATATTAGGGGCATTAGGTTTGTCCCGACTCTAGCTTTCAACCCGCGCTTTCCAAGGCGCCTGTAAAAAGCGTAAAATAAGGAGCTTCCTATGCTTGCAGATCCTCAGTCAGTAACCATCAACGCTGTGGCGACATCGCTGGCGCGCACCTCTCAGGGTGCAACCCAGAATATCTACACATCGGCCGATGGCAAAACCCTCATGACGACCAAGCAGAATCAAACTGCTGCTCGGTTTCGTCGTGAAGTCCGACTGGCTCAAACGAAGATTGCTGCTGATCCAATCAGCGCAGTCAACAAAGAGTCAGGCGTCAGTGTGTATCTCGTCGTTGACGAGCCACGCTCTGGCGTATTTTCGGATGCTGAGATCGGTTATCTCATCGATGCCTTGAAGGCTTGGTTGACTTCAACCAATTACAACAAGGTTCTCGGAGGGGAGTACTGATGTCGGCGCTTCTTAATGCCTTGATTCGGGCATTTCTTGAAGCACTGAACACTGTACTTCTCGAGATTCACGATAAAGTTTCTGATCGGAAAGACTCCGATCAGTATTCGTGATCTAGGGATAACTTCCTAACGGAGCTAGCTAGGACGGTCCTACTTCCACCATCTAAATGGAGGTTGTAGTGAAAAGACCGACCATGCTCGTCGAGGCCTTGCTGCGTCAAGCAGCATTGGACCTAGACTTGTCCGTAGAACGCGACGTCTGTACAATCAGACGTCGTTGTAAACACGAGGGGTTATCGTTTTTAACTTTAACCCTCCCTGAACTCAGTGACGCCTTGGAACAAGGCCTTGAGTCCGGGCACTTCTCATGTCCTAGTGCTTTTGCTAGGCATGGAAGGCTCCCTCGATTACTCGGGGGTTTCTTCAAGTGTGTGTTTACTATGGATGGTACTCTTATCGACGATGCCCCTGGCGATGTAATTTATTACATTCGTCAGATCTGCCGCTTCTTTAAGAAGCCGAAGATGAGTTGTTCTCCAGAAAAGAACCTGGAGGCAATTCAGCGATTTGTCGATATTGAGGGCGAACTCCGTTCCGCGACTCTTTCAGTTGAAAGGGAGGACTATGTCCTTGACAGCATTTCCCAGACTCTTTGGTCTCAGGTCTTTCCTGAGATTGATTATTCTGAGCTTATCTGTCACCACGGTCCTGGTGTTACATCCGAGCGGCTGCTCTCAAATGAGAGACGTCGTATTCGGTTCTGGAACACCAGATCGGAGTTAACCTTTCCGTCTGACCTTCATGCTTTTCCTAATTACGGATTAGCTTTTGAGGCCAGTGGAATACGGAAAGATGCTTCAGAGTCGGAACTTACATTCCTCAATTTAAAGCAGGAAAAACCTGTTCGAGTCGTGTTTGTTCCAAAGACTATGAAAGCTCCCCGAGTCATTGCGATTGAACCTTCTCATGTGCAATATATACAGCAGTCCGTAAAGGACTATGTATACGAGCGCTTAGAAAGTCATCGTCTGACCAAACGTTCGATCCGCTTTGAGCGGCAGGACGTTAATCAGAGACTCGCGTACCAAGGCAGCATTGATAGACGGACAGCAACGCTGGACCTGAGTGATGCTTCTGATCGAGTACATTTTAGTCTCGTTCAGCGCATCTTTAAATCCTCAGGGCTTCTTCCATTCCTAGAAGATGCTCGTTCATTGCATGCCGATCTCCCAGATGGCAGAAACGTAATCTTGACTAAATATGCTTCAATGGGTTCAGCATTATGCTTTCCCGTAGAAGCTATGGTGTTTTTCACCTTAGTCTTGACTGCAATTCACCGCCAACTGGGTAGACGTCCTACGAGTTCGTCGATTTACCACTATAGTGGTATGATCGATATCTATGGGGATGACATAATTGTCCCTGTAGAATTCGCGGACGCAGTCGTGAGTACCCTTGAGAGCTATGCTCTAAAGGTTAATGTCAGCAAGTCTTTCTCGAAAGGTTTCTTTCGGGAGTCTTGCGGGGCAGATTTTTATCGGGGTGAATGGGTAACACCCATTTACGCGAGACAAATTCCGCCTGACAACTCACGTGGCTGGAATCCAGAAATCGTCATGTCTTGGGTCGCAACCGCTGATCTCTTTTATATGAGAGGTCAATGGATTGTTGCTCAGACAATACGAGATCTGATTACATCGGAGGTGGATCGTTCCATCCCCAGATCCAAAACACATGGGCCTGGGCTCTATTTCTATTCTTACATATTTTCCACGCGTTGTTTCTATTCGAAGCAATTGCATGGGTTTATGCAGTATAGAAGAGAGTACCGTCCCTCTAAACAGAAGGATAGTATTGATGGAGACGAAATCGCCTGCCTCAACCATTGGGGTCAGTACGTCGCTAAGCGACGCGTCAGTCATGATTTTGACAATTCCAGTTGTAGAGATACAACAGGAGGTGGCAAAACTAGACGAGGAGCGAGCAGTGAGTCCTTATGTGGACTCTCCGCGGACTCTGACGTTTCGCTATTGCACACGGACTGGTTCCTTTCTCAGAAATTCACTTCAAGTGAATTTCAGGATTTTTCAGCAAGTTCTTCCTGCACGATGGAATTCTTTCCATCGGGCAGTCGAACGGCTAAAGAATCAAGTGAGAGAGGATCTGATGCTGAAAGGCCCTGGGAGAATAGGGATTATATCCTAGCTCTCCTTCGGTCAAAGATCGATATTGACTTACTCACTGGTAAGTCAGTCGGTCTTTGTTTTCAGACCAGTGTGAAGCGCGGCCGCTTCAAGTCAAAAGGCCGATGGGTTAGCCTCGCTGGCTAACTGGCATTAATTTGCCATGGCGGAGATGGAGCAAAGAGCTCTCACTCTACTTGTGCTTAACCGCATAAGTGGTGGAGAT